GGGGACGCCGGGCCTGGGGGAGCCTCCGGCTAGGCTTGGACTAACCGGCGGACAGCAAGGGCCAGCCCCAAGCCCGGCGGTAGCTTAGGCGGCGTCGTCCTCGGCGGTTTCCATCGGGCCTCCGGGCATGGAGGCCCCGCGCTCGACCGCTCCGTGGCGGGGACGGGTCATGTCCGAGCCCGGCATGGGAGATGTCTCGCCCATCTGGAGCTCGTGATCGCTCCCCTCCCGGCCTTCCGCATCCGCCGTGTGGTGGGCGTTCGAGAGGTGGTGGTGGGTCGCTCTCACGTGAGCACCCGAGGCGTCCGAGTGGTGGGAGGAGGGATGGCGCCCGGGCGAATCGCCTGGCGGGGGCTTACGGCCGAGGTTCGGGTAGTGGCCCTTCATGGGGAACTCCTGTGTGGCTACGACACGTCAATCGAGGGGAAGCGCGCCTTGACCTTGCGCTTGATGGTCGCACGTTCAGCGGGCGTCGCGTGCTGGGAAGCTCGGGCGAGCGCGTTTCGTGCATGGCTCGGATTATTGAGCGGGTAGCGCCGGCCAGGCAGCGCAAAGGTCTTGGCCGAGAGTCTTGACCGTGCCGTCGGCGATAATTTGCTCACGTGATTGATACCCCGCGAGACCATGCCATGCCGCGCCCCGCCATGCCCCACCCCGCCGTGGCTCGCCAGACCCTGCCCGGCCACGAGGTCTGACTATAACGCAATGACCGCCTTTAGGCGGTACGAAAAACCTGGACGGGGGGCATGGGCGCCCCGCGAGCGTTGGCGCAGTAGTCGGTGAGCTTTCGCTTCAGATGCTCGGCGGCCGGCGTCGGGTGCGTGATCGCATCCTGGGCCGCGAGATACCGCAGCCGCACCAACTGCGCGAAGGTGAAGTGGGTTTCGTAGGTCGGCTCGATCATGGCCGTTCATTGTAACAGTGCGGAACAAAGTGTAACATCCGCATCGCTGAAATGATAACGGGGTCTCACTCATGCCGCTAGGTCGAGCCATCCTCGCCGATGTAGAGACCACCGGGCTCGACGAGCCGGACGTCATTCAGCTCGCGTACAGCAAGCCCTTCACCTGGGGCGAAGAGATCACCGTTCACGATTACACGGTGAAGATGTTCAAGCCCCGGAAGTTGATTTCCCCCGGTGCCAAGGCTGCACACCACATCATCGAGGCGGATCTCGCGGACTGCCCGCCCTGGTCGGGGAGCTACTACCTTGATGCCGAGTACCTCATCGGGCATGGAATCGACTTCGACTGGAAGGTGCTGGGTGAGCAGCCGCTGGTGAAACGGATCTGCACACTCGCGCTCTCGCGGATGCTCTACGACGACGAGACGGATTCCCACTCGTTGAGCGCGCTCATGTACTGCCTGTACGACGACACGGAGGCGCGCGCGATGGCGATGCACGCCCACCAAGCCGCTCAGGATGTGCAGATGACGTGGTTGCTCTTCAAGGAGCTGATCTCGGACGCACAGGTGACCTGGCCGCTCGCGGGCTTCGAGGATCTGTGGCGGCTCTCCGAGCAGGCGCGGATCCCACGACGGCTCAGCTTTGGCAAGTACGGTCCCAAGGACGGCAAGCGCGGCCTTCTCTACAGCGAGGTCGACTCGGGCTATCTCGAGTGGATGCTGAAGCAGGACTTTGACGAATACACGGTGCTCGCGGCAACGCGCGAGCTCAAAGCACGGGGGATATTGTGATGGCGCAGCCGCAGCAGACTCAGACCGCACAAAAGACGCAGGCGCCTCCGAGGCCGAAGCTCTTCACGCTGAATGAGGTGACGCACCACCTGGTGGTCGCGAAGCCGGTCTTCGATACCGTGGTGACGAAAGAGCAGCTCCCGCTGGTGTGGGACAGCGAGCTCGCCTTCGCGCGCGATCTCGTGATGGCGGACGACTACCTCCGCCAGGTCGTGCCCGAAACTCTCGCCTCCGCGCTTCGCAACATCGCGCACGTGGGCCTCACGCTGAATCCGATCAAGCAGCACTGCAAGATCATCGCCCGCTGGAATCGCGAGCAGAAGGTCTTCGAGGCGCACTTCCTCGCGATGTACCGAGGGCTCGTCTACTTGGCCACCCAGGCCGGGGTCCATGACGTCGGGACCGATGTCGTTTACAAGGCGGATGAGTTTGCGATCGAGCGCCGCTCGGACGGGGACTGGTTCACCCACAAGATCAACGTGATGGTCGTCCGGGGGACCGAGGACAACCCCTTCATCGGGGCTTGGGTGTCGGCCCGCATGCCCCAGAGCGCGGAGCGGAAGGTCGAGTGGGTGCCGGCGCCGGACATCTATCGCATGCGCGATCAGTCGGACAGCTACCTCGATCGCGAGGGGCACGTGCGACCCAACTCCCCCTGGGTCAAGTGGTTCGACGAGCAGGCGAAGAAATCCGCCATCAAGCGGGCTTCAAAGCGCTGGGAGGAAGCGATCGACCATTCGAGCCGCTGGCAGCGCTTCCAGACCGCGGTCGACCTCGACCACAAGGCCGAAGGGGGGGTCACGGTCGAGGGCCACGCCACGGTGGTCGATGAGCCCAAGCTCTCGATCGAGCAGTGCGCGGAGATCGAGAAGGCGGCAGCGGAACTGAAGCTCAAGGACGTGAACAAGTACGTGAGCAAGATGTGCGCGGCGTACGGGGTCGAAGCGCTCTCCGAGGTCCCGGTGAGCCGTTTCAAGGAGATCCTCGAGCGCATCGCCGCCGCGAAGGCCGAGGTCGACAAGCGAGAGACCGGTGCCAAAAGGAAGGGGTAGGGTTGTGGTGTCCGTCCCGAATCCCCACCAGCACACAAAAGCGTGGCACCTCGCCCGCCGCGGCAAGATCACCGGCAGCCGCATGCACATCATCATGCAGGGGGGCGCTCGCGCCTGGCAGACCCTCGCCGATCGCTTACGGCTCGAGGCCTTGACCGACGACCTCCCCGAACCCGACTTGGAACACGTGCCGGCCATCGCTCACGGCAGGAAGTACGAGCCGATCGCCCGGACCAACGCAGAGCTCATGCTGGGCTTTGACTTCGAGCTCCCCGGCTTCAGGCAGCACCCGGAGTACGACTTCATCGGCTGCTCGGCGGATGCCATCGGGTATCCCGGGATGCCGATCGAGATCAAAGCACCCCTCGTGCTTGAGAAGCACCTGGAGGTCTACCGCACACGGCGGATGCCGGACGAGCACATTCCCCAGGTGCAGTGCGAGATCGCGGTCTACGGAGCTCCTGCCGGCGGCTTCATCAGTTACCACCCCGACGCCCCGCACTGGAAGATGCGCACCGTCATCGTGATCGTGGAGCGCGATGACGCCTACATCGAGCGCATGGTCGCTCGGTGTGGGGAGTTCATGCGGGCGCTTCAAGAGCACCGTTCGCCCTCGGCCGCAGCGAGCACGATGCCGAGGCTTTTCTGATGGACGAGAGTTTCTCGGTCTACCAGTTTTTCCCGAACGGGACGTACGAATGTGTGAGGACGAACGTCGATCTCCGAGAGGCGATCCGCGCGGCGAAGCACTACAGCGAAAGCGTCGGCGCTCGGATCGGGAGCACCCAGCGCGTCATCATCACCGACGGCGGCGATTTCACCGTATTCGAGTGGAAGCACGGTCAAGGCGTCGTGTTCCCACCGCCAACCTCTGAAAAGGCGAGCACCCATGACGACTGATCTTCCGCCCGGCGCTCTCACCGTGGCGAACGGCATCTCGATCCTGCCGGCGCTGAAGCTGGTCCCGGCCTTGGAGCCCTTCAAGGCCGCGGCCACCGACCTCGAGGCCCAGAGCGAGCGAGCCGTGATCGACACGGACGAGGCTTACCAGAAAGGTTCCGACTTCCTCACGCTCTGCGATCAGCAGTGGCGGCAGCTCGAGGACTTGAGGAAAGCCACCAAGGGTCCGGTGGATGACTACGGGAAGTTCATCCAGGGGCTTTTCCTCCCGATCCAGAGCCGGTTCGTGGCTGTCAAGGAGGGCATGAAGGCCCGGATGCTCTCCTACCAGAAAGCGGCCGAGGCCCGGCGGCTTGAGGCCGAGCGCAAGGTCCGAGCCGCCCAGGAAGCCGCAGCGCTGGAACTCGCCGAGCAGGAGGCCAAGGGCGGCAACACCGCCGCGGCCGATGCCATCCTGGAAGCTGCCTCTGCCGCTGTCCCCGCCCGCGCGCCACCCCGAAAGATCGGCGGCAGCAATACCTTCGGCCGCTCGACGCATGTCGCCGAGACCTGGGTCGGGCGGGTGGTTGAGCCGATGGAGGTGCTGAAAGCCATCATCGCCGGCCAGCTGCCCGTCACGCTGCTTGAGTGGCGGCAGGTCGAGCTCAACCAGGTAGCCCGGAGCGTCAAGGTCGAAGGGACCTATCGCGGGCTCAAGATCGAGAAAGTCGAGGGCCTGAGGCAGCGGTGATGGATAACGAACCCGCGATCATCAGTGAGGGGACTGCGCCCCGGCGCGAGCGCTGGCCGTTCGGGAGCTTAAAGCCA